CCTCTACGCTTGATGGTATCAGCAGCGGTTTTAATTGAAATTTCTTCTTGGTAAAATGATGGGATTCTGAACATTTTAAACACCTCTGTTTGGTTGGTATGGTTCTATTATACACACACTGGCCAGAATGTAAACAGTTTTTTGTAATACTTTCTTCTACTTTTTAGCGGTATTGCGCATTTATATCCAAAAGTATTACATATCCAAACCTGCTAGTTGGCCTATTACAAATTTGGCCTCCCACGAAGAAGTGCAGCGATCTTCGTTGACTGTGATTGATTTAAAACCGGCGATCTTGACGGTGATTGGTCCTGATTGCAATTCGATGAATCCTGAGGTTCTGGTCTTTTTTGAAGCAATGCCGGTACAGAAATATAACGTTTCACGGAGCTCATCGGATATGACTTTTCTAGCATAGTGTACATTGGTTACCCTTTTCATAATATATCAGTAAGTGTATAGTGTGTTTTGTACTTTACGTTTGGCTACTGGCTGTGGTTTTGCAAATTGCTTAAACAAAACTTCTTGCAGCTTGAATGCCTCTTTTTCCCAAGGTAAATTAAGGTATTTGACCTTGTCCTCGTTGTACATTTTGCCAAGCCAAGTCTTTACGTTGCCAAAGGCCTCATCACGTAGCTGACGTTTGAAGAATTGACGGACATGGACCATTTCATGGAACACTGTGAGTGCAAGGTCCTTGTCAGATATGCGTGGATCTATCTCTAATTCGAATGTCTTATGGTCCTCAGCTAGGCAGAACCCCTCTGCACCTTCTATGCGATGATTTAGACGAACTTCGATGTCTAGCGAAGTTGTCCGCGGCAGTAACTTGCTTAGACTAAACTCTATGGCAGACTGAACAAGCGCACGTTGGGACTTACGGCCGCCGCGGATCGTGATTACATTCATAGGTGTATCCTGGTTGGTTGGTATGGTACCATTATACCATAACCACCAGGAAAGTACACAGTATCCTGTAGTGCTTTCGTCTAAGATTGAGTTTAGTACGAAAGTATTACTTTTTTCCGTATGTAATTATCTCTACATTATCATTAATTTTAATTTTAATGCTATCATGGAAATGATGTAATTTAAATTGAATTGAATTAAATTCATTAAACATCGTTTCCCAAATAGGTCTCCAATTAGTATTTAATCTAACATTATTATTAGCTTTCCTATCTGATACCATAAAGAAATCAGATGTGCTTCTTAAATTCATATCAAATATAGAATCGAATCCGTAAATATTAATTTCAGTTGGATTAAACTTTTTAATTGCATAATAAACTGCCATATGCCCACAATTAAAATCAGTGTAATTAGCTACATATTTTGGTTTAACTGTAAAGAATTCTTTAATCTGTGGTGACCGTTTTATATAAAATGCTGGATTCTTTTCCATCCAAACCTTAGGCCTAAAGCCAAGAACCCATTCGCCTGGAACATCGATCACACCTTCCGTGATAGCCTTCATCATCTTAAAATCAACGATACAGCTGGCATAAATGCCATTTACTTCAAAAGGTGGCACATTACACGCTAGCTTAAGACCCCTTCGCTCGGATTTATTATAGAGATCAGCACTATCGCCGTTACCAATTACATGAACTACCCTAGACATTCATCAAACTCCTAATATGATCTTTACCCTTTTGCCCGGTCCAGTGTAGTACTACTGGGTTCTGGGGTACTGTATTATCCAAATGATCTATCCTCAACACATTATATTTTCTTGGAAGATCGTTAATATATATCATCTCCATTAATTCGTCTTTTATTAACAGATGTAGAACTTCTTGATCACCACGAATTGGGCTAACGGCAACGGCTTCTGCCCATGTTTTTAAAATTGGTGGGTTAGGCGAACCTTCAAAAACTACTACCCCGCTGTTATGCCATTTTTCTTTTGATCTTGTAGTCCATGGCATATCTACTGCCATGGTAAGTTTTCCAGGTTTAACATGATCCCAGATAGAACTTAGATCACCTAGTACTTCGCAGTCAGTATCCAACCAACAAACTTTATCTGCTAATGATGATGCGTTAAGCATAGCAGCAGGTTTTTTAAACCAACCATGGTCTTGGTTACCACGAAGCGACTTTCTTAATTCTGGGTATAATCCACCAAGCATACCAAAGTCATAAATCACTAATTGAGCGTCTGGATTATGCTTCTTAAAGTTCTCTACAAACCACGGCAGCATCCATTCTGTATTACAGTCGCACCCGGTAATGAATAGTTTAGATAATTTCATAGGTTTCTTTCACATAGTTGTGCTTTGCTAAACAACCGGTTTCATTCTGAATAGTGGTAAAAGAATCACGGCACTCAACCGGCCACGGATTAAACTCTTGCAACCAAGGGAAGTTTTTTAAACTTAAAAATATATCAGTCGGTCCACCACATTCCTTAGCTTTATCCATTACAGCCTTTGCACCATCTGGGTTAATCATATATGCATGAGCACCTGGAAAATAAGGCTTCGATACTAATGGACCTACAGAAAGATATGTTGGTATGTTGAATCTACCGTATGATGGTTTACCAATATTCATAACCTTATCAAATTTAGCATTTACTGGAAGGTCGTCAACCACTACAGCATCATGCTCAAATATAATCATAGGCTTACTTGTCTTATAACAAATCTCCCATAATCTATAATGAGAAAGAAATGCAGACATGCAATTCTCAGGGCGAGAATATTTTTCATAAAAATTAGTAGTAGGAATGCCAAGCTCAGCAAGTTGTTTTACTGGATCATCTTTGGGTACTGTAGCCCAAAAGTTAAATGATTTAACACCAAATCTTTTAGATGATAACATGCATCGCGATGCTGCTGCCACAGATTGTTTATTGCCGTAGATTGTAATGACGAAAGAATTCATAATGATGTGGTTGATTTGGTACCTTGTACCTTCGTATAATATTTACTTGTCACGCCTAATACACCAGGAAGCAGCTGGCGGCACATGACTGCATCATTAGGCCACGCACCAACTTCGTTGACAATGCCAATTAATTGCTTTGCTGCTTCAGGTTTAATTATATATGCAGAGTTACCGGCAAGGCCTTGTGGAATATCAAACGCATCAATTTTAGGAACAGGCAGCACTTTATCCTCTTCGTAATTCAGGCCGCGCATTGTTTGGACTTGACTATCAAAAACATCTGCACGGCGAGTTGCACCTATGGGATTGTTTAGTCCGATAATGCCGTACTTAGAATCTAATGCGTGTTCAATAAAAAGACGTTTGATCCATATAGCATCATGCTCTAAAACAATAATAGGTTCGTCTGTGCTAGCGCATTTTAACCAAAGGCCATAATGGCTGAGGAAACACGCCATCCGATTCTCTTTAGTCACCGTAGCGTATGGGGTTAATTTCAGTCCGGATCTAAGATCAGTACGTGGTGTGTCCCACGGATATGTCCAATTAAACTCTAAAACTTTAAATGTAGCCTCAACCTGATTTGGCCTGGTCGCACCGTAAATTTCAATAGGAAAATCAATACCAAGTTTTTTATGTGAATCAATACAACGATTGGCCGCGGCCATCGATGCTTGATTTTCTAACAAAGTAATAATATAAGCTTTCATTTTAATATATCCTATAGGTCTTGTAAATATTCTTTTATTATTTCTAAATTTGGTAAATTAGCATCAGTAAATTTAGGATTACCAACTGTAGATAATTCATAATCAGCATTTACAGATTTATAATAATCCTCAAATTTAATGCCATCGCCAAATACTTTATGCTTGCCTACGATACGTGCAGCAGGTATTCCATATGCATGGGCACATATAATTCCGTGAAGACTAGAAGAAATTATCTTTTTGCATTTAGTTATTTCTTTAGCAACCATTAAAGGGTCTTTATTCACAACATTAATTACATGGAATTTATCTTGATATTTTCTTTTAAAATCTGTGTAATTTTTATAATGAGGGACAATGCCTATTTTGTATTCTTTGTTGCTTTCTTCACAAAATTCTGGCAACAATAACGCAGGATCACCGTATATCTCTGGGCAATTGCCTCCAGCGTCTAACACAGCTTGCCTTGTAAGCGGACCTCTTACAAATTTAAAATTGGCATTTGGATTTATTTTTTCTTCCATTTTAATAATGCCAGACCCCAATACCTTATTATTAGCTGATGCAAACCGAGCAATTGATCCTATAATAAATGTATTTGCGTCTTCAGGTTTATTACAATGTTCAAATGGTATCTGCAAATAATTTAAAAGGTTTGCGTTTAAAACATCCCCAAAATTCATTGGAATATCACCCCAATAAACTTTTATCATTACAATATTCCTTGCGAGACTAGCGAGTTATAATTTTCAATCTTCTCTCTCTTAGGGCCAGTCGGTGTTATTTTTGTGCGCACATGAATAAATCCTGCGTTTTCTGGTTTTGGTAGAAAACTACATTGACACCACTTCTGATTTAAATACCATTTTCTTTCATGCTTTAAATTTGATTTAAATGCAAGCGTATGCATTACACCTTCGTCTTCAAATTGGTATGGCCTATTATAATTCAGCATCCATTTTGTATCTTCTTTGAGATGAGACCTAAGATTTTTCCTAAGTTCCCTATCCATTTTGTAAATAGCACCACCCCAATATGGAGCGTTGAGAGATGCTTGTTTAGGATAAGAGCGAGCAATTTTATTATGCAAAGATACTTGTGTTGCAGCGTAAAGGCCAACACCTTCAAGATCAAATACATTTTCAGTCATACCCTTTGGCGCAAACATATCTATATCAAGCATTAAGACTTGGTCATATTCATCAAATTCTGAATCTAGCATATGGCATTTGTGAAACGGCGAAGTAAGATCCTGTGGTGCACCTTTTACATTTCGTAAAAATGGGGTGCCTGTTATTAACCGATAATCGGCATTTACTAAGTTAGCATATGCTTTTATGTTTTCAATCGAGAGCTCATCCAATGGTCTTAGATCACCATTAAAATGTTGTAGAATAATATTAGGCATTTTTCTTTAATACCGTATAACCAACATTTCTTGTTTCTCGTTCAATGATGGTCCAACCACATGCTTGCGCAAACTTTTGTAGAACTTTAAAAAGTGATTCGTTTGGTTTTCCATTAACTATGCTAGTATCATGGGCAACAATATATTTCTTTACATTAGTACCGTGCAACTTTAATTCTTGTAGCATATGGTCAGGGTGATGATATGAATCAATCACAAGCATATCTGTAGGATTCACTGAACCGAAACCAACAGAAGACGTCTGCCTCACATCAAGTTTGATATTGTTTTCTTTGCAATATGTTTCGGCTAAAGGCTTAAGGAATTTATTGTACCTAGATGTGTCAATGTCGATTAAACAAATTTCTGTTGGATTACACAACAACGCGGCAGACGCAGTACCTCCTTGATGGGTGCCGAGTTCCATATAAGAGTTGCACTCAGGCAAGTACTTTTGAATTGCATCATGGATACCGCAGTATTCAGCTCCATGTGCTGTTTCTTGTTGTTCACGAATTGACGTATTAAATTCTTTTACGTCTTTGCAATGTCCAAGTTCTGAATTAATCATATTTAATAACTTCCTTTAATTTATTCATATCATAGCTATCAGCACCACGAAGCTGCACATGGACAAAGTTTGCGTTCTCAGTGTAATCTGCTATTGGTCTATTATCGCCAGTTGTTCCAGGTTGAAAAAATATCTGACTATTCCATTTATAATCCATAATACCCCAGTTAAAATAGGGAAGCATGGCATTCAAATAATTTTGATCACCCTGATAAAAAGCAGGCAGACCACCTCGTTGCATCAATGACACATATTCTTTAAAATCAACAAACACATTTTGCGCTTTGACTCTACCAGCTGCACTATACATCACACAGCCAGAATTAAATACTCGGTGTCTTCCTTTATCATCCTTTACCATGTCATGACCATACATAACTCTGATAAGGTCGTGCCACTTATTATCATTCGCACTATTGATGCCACCGATGTTATATTTTTGTCTAAACTCTGGTTGCATCCATTCTTCGCAAATGCCTAATTCAATATTGGCCATTTGAGCAAACTCATCAAATATATTTTGGCGAGTGTTACGAGGAACTACATCAGCATCACAAAAGAGAATATAGTCGTAGTCATCATATGCAGTATCAAAGATAGGTTTAAATGCACCATAATGTGGATTGTATCTTCCTAAATTCTCTCTTTTTATTTTTACATTTGGCCAACTTGGATTGAGCTCGAATATGTGTTCTGCTCCTATCCTATTAGCGTATTCCTTCATCAACTCAACACCGGCTTTATTGCCTGATGTAATATTGCCTTCCCAGAACTGATATATTGCGTACTTCATTTAACTAAATCCATTAGTTCTTCTACGTTTTCACCGCTGTTAGGTAATTTGTCTTTAAGAAAAAAATGCACAAAATAAGCTTCTTTAATCTTGTCATCATGCACACCTTTAAACAAAGCATTCCATTTCCAATCAAGGCGTTTAATATTCATCTTTTCTTTACGGATCCAAGTGTTTAGCAACGTTTGATCCGTAGACCATTTCCAAGCGCCTTTGCCGTCAACAAAATCTTTAAACTCAGGCCTGGTAATAAACTCACGAGGAGTATCGCCACGTAAATACTTATCGATTTTCTTATTCATGACCATAAGACCCATGTTCATAAACTCAAACCCCGATTGGTTTGGTTTAAAGTCTACCGAGTTGCTATGGAGATGACCGTATTGCATACGAGAATAATTAATGATTTTTGATCGGTACTGATCAGTGATTGGCATATCACGTTCGACTACCCCACCAAAGTCGTAAGACTCATCAAGCTCATCAAAGATATTCGGTGCACCATCACGGATCCAAATATCTGCATCAACAATTGCTACTTGATCATAATCTTTTAAGCTTAAAAAGGCATTCTCTTTTTCATAGATGGGCAGAAATCCACCATGCTTTTCATATGATTCCTTACTACGATTTGTAGCAAATACGTCTGGCTTGATTTTTAAGATTGGTGTGCGCTGTACTATATGATTAATATCGTGACGTCCACAATAGTCAACAACAGATTGAATACAGTGATCATAAAGTCGGCTAGGTTTTCCAACATAAACTTGATATATTAAACGTTTCATAGGTAATGAATAGGGTCAGTGATTTCTTCGGTAATGGCTTTCCAATTTGGCATAATTGGAATACCTTGTGCATCTTCTTCTTTAATATGTATGTGTTTCATTAATAAAGATCTAAGGCCCATGTCGCGACCATCAACTGCATTGGCCACCTTATCCTCAATCCAATATGCGTTGGGATACAGAGGTCCGTAGCATTCTAATGTGTCTCTTTTATTTTCGCCTGTGTCAAGATAAACGAATTCCTCAAAGACGTGTGCACCAAAGATTGATTCTAGGTTTTGAGTACGAAGCTTCTGAGCAAATGGATTGAGTGATAGACTTGTGATTACAAGGAATTTATAACCAAACTCGTCGTGCAGCTTCTTTACACCGCGTACTGCATCAAAGAGTGGTGGTAAGAATCCAATATTTGCAGAAGCATTAAAGCTTCGGATATATTTCTCAATTTCTGGTTCAGTCATTTCAAACCGTACCCGCTGCTTATATGAACGTTCATTCCCTGTGGCAAAGAGCCGGTGTTCACGCATCATCCAAGCATCAAATGCACCTTGCCAATTAAGCAACACACCATCAACATCCGTTAAAATCACATTCATAATATATTTCCTTTATATAAGGATTATATCACGTTTATCCTAAAAAGTACACTGTTTAGGCAAACATTTGTCGTCGTTTATACTTTTGAATAGTATCAAAGAGCATTTCAGTGTAATTATCACGATGCTCTTTAAACACTAATGGTTCATTATCATCGACGTCCATAACAACCACGGTATTAGTAATTGGCATGCCAGTTCGTTCTTCCCACATAATAGCGTAGGCAGACATTTGTGCAAAGTAGTTAGAAATATTCTCGTGTTTCTTTACGCGTTTGGATGTTTTCCAGTCAACGATTGAGGGCACGCCATCAAATTCGGCTACACAATCGCAACGGCCAGCCAAGCCAAGATGCTTAGAGTAAAGAGGAGTTTCAATGCCAAAGATTTTCCCGATACGATTGTCAAGGATAGGACGAACGTTAGCCAGGCTTTGCCTAATATGTGGTAAATGTTTTGTAGTATCTTTTCCATTTAAATAATCCTCAATAATTGTGTGTACTGCAGTGCCACGTGTAGAGGCTTTATGACTAACTTTGTTAGCCTCTTCCTCACCTACACGGGCGCGCCAGGCCTGGATACCTTCTTCACTTAAGATGCTAAGTATGGTAGTAATAGAAGGATATGCATTCCCATCAGGGTCAACGTACTTTCGCCCAGTTGCAGTAGTTTCTGCGACAAGGTCGTCATAACCAAGATCAATTTTAACATGTTCAAATACTTTCATTATATTTTTGGCTTTTCCGCTGGTGGCATAAAATTAAAATTAAAGCCTGCGGCGTGGACACACACAGTCTCATCATCAACTTGGCGATACATTGACCATTCCCTATTTTTGGGATTAAGTGTAAAAACTGTTTGGGTTTCTGTTCGTTGTCCCGATCGATTTACCGTAATAGTGTCCATTGAAAAGACAGCGGTCTCATCATACATATTCAACACACGGTTAAAGTCAGATAGCGCAAAGCATTGCAATTCAATGCTCATTTTACTAATGACGATGTTCTGTGCATATGCTAATGATGCTATGGCAAATACCAATATAGCTAAAAGCTTTTTCATTTTAAACCTAACATTTCCTTGGTCATGATATAGTCACGAACCAAACCCGATCTAACGATGTCATCCCAACCATAAGTAACGACCGTAAAATACTTAAGTTGGTCAACGATACGAAGGAATTTCATAACGCCGTCTTTTTCGTTGTCGTAAGTAAAGTCTGACTGGAGATAGTCCCCACAGAAAATAATCCGGCAATGGTTACCTACGCGTGTCATCACAGAATCTAATTCATGGAAGTTTAAATTCTGCATCTCATCAACGATGATGATGGTGCGGTGGAATGTGGTACCTCGGATAAACGAGGTTGTTTCAAAATCAATTAGGTGATTGTTCTTTAGTTTTGCGTACGAGGCACTCTCTTTAAATAGCTCGTCGCAGATACCTTTATAAGGAATTTCATATGCTGCTTTCTTTTCCTCTATTGTACCAGGTAGGAACCCCATGTCACGCACGGGAACCACTGAACGTAGCAATACGATCTTATCAAACCCAGTGGACTTATCCAATACCTCTTCCAGAGCAAGATACATAGCCATAAAGGTTTTACCCGTTCCGGCTGAACCTGCAAGAACTAGGTTATCACCATCATCCCAAGCATCAAAGGCCTTTTGTTGATTTTTTGTGATAGGATAAACTTGAACCAAATCGGTGTCTTTTACTTTAGCGCTAGTCATTAACGGTGTTTCCTTCGCCTGAACCTTTTTTAATACTACTTAGCAAATTTTGCCATTCGCCCCCAGCTTGACGTAATGTCGATCTAGTGCCGGTAACTAGAGTTGGTGCATCGACAACGCGCACAAGATTTAAATCCTCATTTAATTGCTTTTGAAGGTCATCATACGAACATCTGACGTCCCATTCTTTATTAGTTTTAATATCTTTAATTGTATATGTTGGCATGAAACCACTCCGGAACATTACGTTTAGACCAAGTCATTTTAAACCGATCTTGCTTTGTCTGATAAAACATGCGATATGACTTTACTGGGTCATCTTCGAACATGCACTCTGGGTTTGACTTCATAGCAAGGGGAAATAATGTTAAGCCTTGTTTAGGAATATTCCTAGGGTGCTGCTTTAACTTTGTCCGTAATAACGCATCTGTGCTATGCTGTCTGTTGTATCTATACTTGTACTCATCGCAAAGAGCAATGAAATGTTGATAGTGCCATTCGTAGTTACAAGCACTCAGCATAGTCCATTTGGTGCATGGATGACTAGCGTGAACGACTTTATACAATGTGCTGTCCATATCAGCATCTAAGAGGCAGTATTGTGCAACGGTGCGTTTGCCAGATTTAGACGGACCAAAGGACATGACACCATCTAGCATGCGATGTGCTGTTGAAAGCATTTGTGCAGATTCTACAATCATTTTTACTACATGCTTGTCACACTGTAGCTGTGCTGCAATGATTGGATCATTATCTAATATAAAAACATTCATAATATAAAAAGCCTTGTGTTGTACAGTCATTATACCATAAAACACAAGGCTTGTAAACTCCTATTTTAGACCTTAGTGAATGTGACTAGCATCAATTCGTTTATTTAAGAACTCTTGTTTTTGCAATATTCGTTCCATTTTTTCTGTATCGCCTCTCTTTTCTAACCTTTTAGCATAAATGCCGAGTTCTTGAGAATCTTTTCTTAAACGTTCGATTTGATTCAATACCATGTATTGGTCTCCTGTTAATTGTTAAAAATTAAGCATCACGAAGTAGACCTGGAAACGCCTCCTTTACTATAGGTCGTGTTAATCCTTTTGGGGGGGTTTTATTAATCATGTCAATGACTAATTTAGCATCATCCGGATGTATGTTTTCAAGCACACCGATGAAAATCTGTTCTCTTTTTACGGAAGAAAGTTTACTTCCTGGGCCGCCTTTTACAAAGTATTTAAACTTTGCATTTTCTCTTAAAAGGGTGGTAGGTGTGCTCTCCGGCCGACTAGCCGTATAAGGCGGCGCACCTACAGGTAGATTCCACGTTAATGTAGAATCCATTGAGCCTCTAATAATATCTTTGAGAGCCCATGTTTCATATTCTTTAAGCACTTTTACTTTATCTGCTTTTGTTTTTTGTTTTTCCACTAGTTCGATAACCTCATGGATCAATAATTCTTTTCCCATATTACATAAACTCCGAAGCACATTCAATTAACATCCTACATTTTTTATTTATAAGATACGGTAACACCAAAGACCCTTTGCCTACAGGCTCTTTGTGAAATTCAGTAAGGATTTCCTTACGTAGATGTTCTGGGGTAAATTTAAGATCAACCATTCGTTGGTTACGTTGGTAGTTGCGGAACCAAGTAACGTTCTC